TCTAACTTGATTCGGTCTTTATCGAGGTCTGTGCTTACTGCGTCAACATATTCGTTTACAAGTGTAGCAGTATCGTCAACCTGTAGGTTGTCACTCACATTCTCACCAAGGAAGTCTTTGAAGTCTTCGGCAATCTTTAGTTCGTGGATCTTCTGATCCTGTACACGACCTACAAACTTCTCGAAGTCCAGTACGTCACCCTTGTTTACCACAATGATTTTTACAAACTTATCGTCAAGGTATCGCAGATCTTTAAACTTCTTAGGTGGTCTACGTGAATCATAATAGATCTTCTCGTAGATAGTAATAGGATTGTGTATTGATTCTAACTCTCTTGTTTTGGTATCAAGTACATGGAAGTGTTTAGGATCATCACAATCACTCCAGAAGAACTCATACTGAGCACCCAGATAATGAATGTTACCTTGTGATGACTTGGCATGGAAGTGCCCAGACAATACAGACTCGAACCTGTTAAACACACTTGCGTCCATACCATCCTTACAGATTTGTCCACGTGCCATCTCAAACCCTGCGAGTTCCAAATGAGCACCTACCCATTGTGAGGAAGTATTCTCAAGGAAGTCAAGAGTTTGTTTCTCGTTCTCTGGATTGATCCACGGCACGAGTGCCATCTTGAATCCATCATAGTCCATATCAGTGGGTTCCATAATGAGATTCACTTCGTTCATATAATGCCCCTGCAATTCTTTCAGAGCATTTAGTTCGTTGGTGTTCTTATAGTAAACGTCATGGTTACCCAGAATGATATCCATAGTAATACCATACTCACGTAACTTCTCAAGGAAGATCTTACGGTTGTGTGATAATGCTTTAAAGTTTACGGTCTTGCGGTTATCATAGTAGTCACCCAGATGGATGATTTGCTTGATATCATTTTCTAACAAATACGGAAAGAACACTTCTGAATAGAAACGTTCTTGGTAACCCATAAAGATGTCAGATGAATTTCGAGCACCACAGTGGGTGTCATTTAATATTGCTATTTTCATGGATTATAATAAATTACCTATTTTCATTTAAGTATACCCATTGTACCACAGTATAACGGGTTTGTCAAGCGGTTGGTCGATCTACAAGGACTCGAACCTTGAACACAAGTTTAGAAGACTCGGATGATATCCAATTTCACCATAGACCGTATTCAACCGACTATACCATATGATCACTGAGATCAGAATCAACATTGACTGCACGTCTCTTACGTTGTTTCTTCTCTTCTTTTACATATTCCTTAAACTGTTTATCAGCATCTTTAACTGAGTCGATACGGTATCTCAATCCTTCTACGATGTATTGACCAGACCCTGCGTCATTACCATCTGCCAGAGAGTTGTCAACGAATGAATCAATATCTGCTTCTGAGATAAATTTCATCTTAATGTCTTGTTGCTTCTTCTCTTTAGCAATCCTACGTAGGAAAGCATACCATGAGATCTGGGTAAAGTATGCGAACGCATTAGGGTTACCAGATCGTGTAGCAGTCTCGATATTATAATTCTCGATTGCTTTCAAGCAGTTCTCGACTGCGTCCATAACCATTTCTTCTCTGTAAGTATATCTTACAAAGTTAGACTTATGAGATAAACCTTCTGAAATCTTTAAAAAACATGTGGCAATATAATCTGTTACAATAGGGTGATCCTTACAAGATGCCTTTGCTTCTTGTACTGATTTGCAATAGTTAACAACTGCAAGGGAAAATTCCTTGTTGTTAACGTAATGCGGTTTATCTTTAGGTTTCATTATGTATTCCTTTTGTTATTTTGTAATAGTAACCATTATAGCAAATTACTGAGGTATTGTCAAGTCTATACAAACTCTTTTTCTCAAGTCACTACTGCTGAATCTATGGTCACGTTTATTAAAGTAAAGATCTATATCACGTTTGCGACATATATCTTTACCGGTAAAGTCTTTGTCTCGATACTCTTCTCCTAATATACGTACATTAATAGAGTACATAGAGAGAATATCTTCTAGGTCTTGTTCGGATCCGTATGGTATAATTTCATCCACATATCCAATTGCTTTGAGTTGTGAGTATCTTTCTACCACAGTTTGAATGGGTTTGTTCTTACCTTCACGTTCAGATGGATCTACTTGCAATCCACAGATAAGATATTCACACTGATCCTTTGCCTCTCTGAGCATTGCGACATGACCGGCATGTAGCAGATCAAATGCAGAACATGTAAATCCTATTTTCATACAACCATGCCTATCAATTTAAATGCTCCCAACATACCAAAGAATACGAGTGCTTGTATTATAGTAGCATATGCGATTTGACGCATAGGATGAACTTCGGTCAACCTCTCTATCCAAGACTCACTTGGTGCTAAATTGACTACTTGTAATATCTTTTCTTTCTTCATAAAAATAATTAAAATAAAGCTTGACAGATTAAAAATTCTGTGCTATAATAAACTTAACGTTTGCCCCCCAGTGAATACAACATTAATGCACTGTAGGAAACTGCAATATCTTACCATTCCCACCATCAGAATCTTTGAAAAAATCATCGTCATCATCATCAAAAATCATATCGTCAAATACAAACATCTGATCGATACCAACAAGATACTGCTTAACTAACTCATCAATAGGATTAGCAATCCCCATGATCTTATCGACTTTAATTAACACAAACCTATCCACATCATCTTGGTAACACATAAACAGACGGAAAGTCCATATGCGAGTACCGGTTTCGGACGTGTGAAATTGGATACCAAGAGGTGCACGAACAATCAAATCCTCATCGGTTTCCTCAATAATCTCACATAGAACTTCTTCTCCGGTAACCATCTTGAGTTGTTTAATTTTTTTAATGTCTTTAATCTGGTACGTCATTACTATCCTTAATAGAAGTTCCCTTCAAGTCAATTGGGTAGATCTTATATCTGAACCCTTCTTTAGTATATATCCTAATCCTTTCGGCACTATGTTTGAGAGTGAAGTTCTTATGACTTTTCACATGAAAGTCATCTGCAATATCATATAACTTAGTTACTTGTCCGTTGTCTGATTGTCTGAGTCCTCTTCCGATTGACTGAAGTACTTTAACTTGAGACTTTGATGGAGTCCCAAACACAATATTATGAAGGTTCCTAATATTAATCCCAGTGCTAAAAGTCCCCAAAGAAGCGACAATAATTGCATCATTTTCTTTCTCCACTATTCCTCTGATTTTTTCACGGTCAGATGCATCAACCTCACCAGAAACATAGAATACTTTTCTTCCTTCTTCTACAGCATCTCTGATCAGTTCGACTAATACTTTGCCGTGTTTTTCTACGAACTGAAACATCACAAGTGTGTTGCCTTTAAGGTCAACTGTCAACTTGCTAATAAAATTGTTTCGTTGTTCGTTCGTTACAATATAATCAATTTCTTCTTGGTATGTCTTACCATTCATCCAGTGACATACATCATTATGATACCTAAGTAGTAGAACCGATATGTCCAGTTCTGCAAGTTGTTTATCCTTCTGCAATTGTGCGGTGGTAGTCACCGTGTTTACCTTACCGAATAAACCTTCGAGTACAAGTTTGTTTGTTTCGGTACCGTCCAGTGTACCCGTTGTGCCATACCTATATCTGGCATTGACACACTTGTCCATCATAGTAGACAGAGACTTTGCTTTAAATAAGTGTACCTCATCTCCGAATATTGCTTCGAACTGCTCAAAGAAATCAACCCCGAATTTGTAAATAGACTGCCATGTAGATATTATAATCGGGCAATCTGTTTTCTTATCCTTACCAGAATATATCCTGTGACAGTTAGTCTCTACATCATAACCATAGTCTTCGAAGTCTTTATACATCTGCTCTACCAATGATGT